ATGATGGATCGGGCAAACACCAACAATAACCTTTTGATTTAACTAAAATTAAATATTTCATGTAACCCATAAGTAACACCATCGACCGAAAAAACCTTACTTTTTGGCCTTTGTTTTACCGTCAAGGGTTACAGAGTAGCCGCTATTTGTATAGCTATGTGTTGCTGTCTCAATTACCCAACTACCATTTACCCCAGTGCGGAAACCCGATAAATATAACGGGGCTTCAGCTATCAATGACGGGTCACCGGGTAGCTGAATATTGACCGTTGACTTGCCCCGTTGAAATTCTTCAAGTTGGGCTTTTGCGGCTTCGTTAGCTTTGGCTGCGTCCTTAAAAGATTTACGAATGGTGTAGACAGGTGTGCCGCTTCCGGCGGTTATTTCTACTTCTTTTGCTTCTTTAGTATCTCTGTATTTTGCAACAACACTGGCATAGTCACCGCGTTCAATTAACGAGACATGCCAGCTTGTCACTTGTTTACGTGTTAACGATATAGCGGGAAGTTTTTTACCACTAACGGTTTTCGCTTCGCCTCGCTTAACGAACAATAAAAAACCATTAGCAGGTTTAGCAATAGCACCAGCGTTACGAGCTAACCGAGTCAAAAAGTTTAAATCTGTTTCATTGGTTTGGTTAACAACATCATAGTCTATAGCGGCAAAATCAGCCCCTAGCTTCGGGGTTAACCCATGTTCGCTAGCGATAGTGTCTAGGATATCTTTTAACGGTATTCGTTCAGGCGTTGCGCCGGGTTTTTGCCATGTACGTGTTTTAGGTTCTTTTAGCCCTTTGTTTAAATCAGCCGCTTTACCCCGAATAACAACCGTATCAGGTGGGCCTATTAAGTCCACTTCATCAACGATATAACGCCCCATAATTTGAATATTTTCTTTATGGTTAGCGTTTGCCTTGTAGCCTAGAAACACTTCTAGCTCTGCCCCGTACCGGGGTACTTCAAGATCATTATTTTTATCATCTAAACGAATTTCGAAAGTATCAGATTTAATACCCGCGTTATCTTTAATAGTGAGTTCTAATAAACGCTCAACCAATAAGGGAGTAATATTTTTTGATTCAGCAATAACTTTAAAGCTTGGCGTTAGTCCCACAACCGAACCCCCTTATTGGCCTTGGGCGGTTCATAGTCGGGCAACTCAATAATAAGACCGCTAGGTAAGATGGGGGCAAGATCAGCGAGACCGGGGTTAGCATCTAGCACCACTTCGGTAACACCTGAAGCAACGCCGTAGTGCTTCCATACAATTTCATCAAGGGTTTGACCGCTTACCGTTCGGTACTTCATACGCCACCTGTAGGATCGGCGTCTTTTTGAATTTCTATTGAAAATTCAATTTTTTTAGAGGTACCGTCTTTTTCAAAAGTATCTTCGTTTTCTGTAATTGACTTAATAGCCCAATGACCTAGAACAACACCTTTACCTGTAATCAATAAAAGTGGTTCGCCTTTATCGGCTTCTTTTCTCATTGCATCAAGTTGACCAAAGCCGCCTTTATAGTGGGGGTAAATAATACCGGGAAGCGTTATATTATCTTCATCAGGCCCCAAGAACTGTAACGCAGGGTTACCCCCTAAACGGTTTTGTTTACTCCAACGGTATGACGTAGTGCGTGATTTAGATTGATACGCGGCGGTATCAAGGCTAAAACGATAGTTACCTAAAGAAAGCATCATGGCGCGGCGTACTCTTGGTAATCGTACAAGGCGGCACGTTGCTGTGTTCTGGCTTCACGTTCACTTGCTTTTAGCTCTTCCTGAAAGATACGACGAGCAAGTTCTTCACTATTCTCACCCGGCTGCTGTACCACTGTAATTTTATTATGGTTTTGAACATTTATATTTGAGCTACTGTTTTTTGAAGGATTAATATTTTTAAAGTCTGTGTCTTTATCTAGGCTAACTGTAGGTTTGGATGCTACAGAACCGATACCGCTTTTTTTCAGCTCTTCAACAGTAGTTATTTTCTTTTCTTCGTCCCCGTCACCGAAAATACTATTCCAAAGATCACCTATCCACGAGAACTTTTCAGCGATAGTGTCTAAAGCACTATTAAACCACACAGTGACCTTATCCCAATTTTTATAGAGTAAGTAAGCACCACCTACTAATAAACCAACACCCGCTATAATTAGCCCTATGGGGTTAGCTGTCATCGCTGCATTCCATAACCACTGCGCTGCTGTAACAACCCCAATTTTTGCAGAAGAAGCCACAAAAACAGTTTTAGCCCAAGTAACCCCAGCGACTAGTTTAAAAAGATTCCCATAACCTGCGACTAATGACGTGTTCCATAACCACTGTGCGGCAGCAGATATACCTAGCCCGGTTGAGTACAAAATGAAACTTGTTGCTAAACCTCCTAAAACCCAACCAACAACAGGAGCTTTATCTACAATGGTAGAAAGCCCACTAAATAGCCAACCTATAGGTTTTAATACAAAGTTTATTGCAGGTAGTAAAGTGTTAGCTAAAGCGTGTCCTATTAATGAAAAATTTTGGACGGTCATTTTCCATTGTCCTGACGCTTTATCTTTAAATAGCTGGTACTTATCGTTTACAAGCCCTTGAGATTCATTAACTTCTTTAAGACCTGAATTAAACTTATCTAAACCATCAATTAAGGCAACCAAACCACGCTTACCTTCATCACCAAAAATATCTTGAATTACTTGGCCCTGTTCGTCAATGTCATCATAAACAGCAAGGGCTTCTTTCACATTACTTAACGTGGCTGCTAAGTCCATTTGCCCATCTTCTTGTCTTTCAATAGAAAAGCCTAAATCATCTGAAGCTTTCTTCATTTGCCGTAAAGTAGCAGAAAAAGCAGTACCGCCTTGACTCCCTTGTAAGCCTGCGGAATTTAATAGACCTATTGCTACAGAGGTTTCTTCTAGACTTATACGAGAAATGTTAGCCTGTGCAGCGGCCATTTTCATTGATTCGCCTAATTGACTAAAATCACGAATTTGATACTTTAATTGTGTTTTTGCAAGAACATCACCTATACGAGATATTTTTTCATCAACAGAGGAACCTTCGATTGCATTACCCATGTTATTAAAAGTAGTGCCTATGATTTCTGCAACCTGTTCTGAAGCCCCGTTAGTAACAGTTGCTAGCTTAGAGGCAACCTCACTACCAATACGAGAAGCGTCTTCAGATAAACCCGCTGAACTTAAAGCATACTTTATTTCTAATAGCTCTGATTGACTAGCAAGTGAGTTTTTCGCGAAGTTTAGGGTATGCTCTCTAGCACGTTCTACTGCTTTTTTAGCGTCACCATCGTTTGCGTTAATAACCGTTTCTAGTCTTATCTCTTGAGTTTCAACATCAAAAGCGTTACCTATAACCCGACTAGCCCCATAAACAAGACCAGCAGCACCGAGGGCACGGGTTTTTAATGCACCTAGCCTGTCTTTAGCTTCTTGAGCTTTGTTTAAACGACCCAGCTTATTTTCTAGAATGGAGGATTGACGAACAAGGGCTTTCTGTTCTTTAACAACAGACCCTATGGAGATACCGTAGCCTTTAGCAGCTCTTTTAGCCTTCTTATAGCGTTCTTCTACGTCCTTGATACCAGCAGCTAATTTTTTGCTACCACCACCAGCCGCCGCTTGTTTATCTTTAAGAGTTTGTAATAGTTTACGATATTTAATGACACCGTTAGCAGCATGTAGCTTTCTATCGGTGTCATTAAATGCTTTACCTAATTTAACCGCTTTTTGTTCGGCACTATCAAAGGTACTAAAGTATTTATTACCGAGAGCCGCGCCAATAACAACGCCTACTTTTAATGTACCTTCCATTATAAGAAACCTTTTAGTTACTCTTTTTTAGGGGCTTCTTCTAACCATGCAAGAAGTTCTTCCACCGTCCACGTTTTCATTTCAGATAGAGGCCACCCGGTATGTGTTGCAAGCAAAAAACAGGATTTTCTTACGTCTTTTGCGCTTAGGACAAAAAACCTTGATAAGCCTCTTGTAGCTTTCTGTAATCGGATAAGTCCAAGGCTTCAATTACTGAAGGTGATAATTCAGACAAAGTAGAAAACATAGCTATTTCTTTAATGGCTTCGTTGCCTTTGGCTCTGTCAGCAACAAGCATGTCAGATACAACAGGACGACGAATCTCAATTTCGCTGTACTTATGGCCTTCTACTTCAACGGGGTAGCTTAGCTCTATCGTCTCAGACATTATCTTTTCCTTTTTTGGCTTGTGGTTTTTCAGTGCTGATTTTTCCAGCAAGTAATAAGAACTGTGCTTCACGTTCATTCAGTGACAGCTTTGAACCCACAACGTAGGTAACATGCTTGTGAACAATCGGTTTAGCAACAAAGTATTCTTTGGTTTCTTGTTTCATAGTGTTCACCTATAAACCAATATTTTTACGAGTAATCGCTAAATAGTCGAAACCGTCTATTTTGCGTATCATGTTAGCAATGTCGATTTCGTGTAGTTCTTCGCCATCTAGCGTTAGCTTGTAGTAACGCAAGGAAACAGTAGCTTTAACCATGGCGTTTTCACCCGCCTTCCATGTTCCAAAATCCATTTCTGTAATCATACCCTGAAGGTTGATTGTTAAAGGAATTTCGGAACCGTCACCATCAGAAGACAAACCACCGCGCACGGTTAGCTGTACCCGTTTACCGTTACCTAAACCAAAACGAGTAAGCAGGCCCTTATCAAATTTCTTTAATGTAAAACTGATTTCTAAGGCTTCCATACCCATATCAAGTTTTACCGGAGTATCCATACCGCCGCCGCGAAACTCTTCAGTTTTCACGGTCAGCTTAGGTAGTACAATCTCTTCAATAACTCCGGCGTAACCTTTACCGTCAACGGATAAATTCATATTTTTTAATACGTCGAGATACATTACAAAATCTCCTCTAGGTAATCATTAACAAGGCTTGAACGGAACGTGACGTGTTCAGCCGGATAAGGTGGCGTAAAGTCAAAATCAAAAAAGACTTTGCCTTGTGAGATATTGGAAGGGGTGTTTAGTGCTGGGTCAGCCCAACAATTACCGTCGATAATGGCCCCAATCGCTTTAAGGTCACGAAGGTAATTATTCACCCCTTCGGTCACATCTTCGATATAGGTTTTAGTGATGTTTTGATCGACTGCCCATAGGTGGGCACGAAGTAAACTTTCGTTGATAATATCGGCGGTACGGCGAACGGATAAGAACGCCCACTTCGGGTCACTTGAACAAGTGCGGTTACCCCACAGTCTGTAACCTGTTTTCTGAATAACCGTAGCAACTTCGTTTTCATTCAGGTAGTTTGCACGAGCGTTGCTATCACCAAGGGTAAAATCAACCGCACGTTCAGTACCCACGATACCGTAAACTTCTTGGTTAGAAGGGCTCCACCAAAAGCCGCGTTCGTTGTCAGAACGAGCAATTAAACCCGCTACGCGTGAACTCATAGGCTGGTTAACTTCGGAGGCTGACACGGTATCGAAAACACGCGCCGCCGGGTCAACGATAAATACACGCGCTGAACCGAAGTTTTCACGATAGGCGATAGCGTCAGCATCATTAGTGCTTGGGCCATCGGCAATAATGACAGCGCGTAAACGATCAGCAATCCCCAGCATTTCAGAGACAACCGCTTGTTGGTCAGTGAAACCGGGAACAATTAAAACTTTTGGTGCAACACCTAAAACAGATTCGGCACTTAGGAAAGTGTGAACCCCTTGGTATTGACCTGTTCCAACATCAACGCCGCCGATAACATTAGCAAGTTGTTGGGCTGAATCTGCGTTTTCTTCAACACGTACAACGACAATCATTGCCCCTGCTTGGTCAAAGATACCGTCTATGGCAGGCGGTAGCGTTCCACTTAAACCTAAACCAGCGGCTTCAGTACGACTACCTGTTACGAGAACGGGCGTATTAATCGGGAATTTTTCCGCGTCTGCGGTGGGGGCTGTGCCGACAATTCCGATAACGGAACTCTTAACAGTACGGATAGGACGCGCACCACCGTTTAGTTCGACGACCTCAACCCCGTGTAGGAATTGTCCGGGCATTGTAGTGGTCAACCTTTTCTGGCCAGCC